CTCTATCTTTAGGGCTTCTATCCTCATCCACTACTAGAAATACAGACCTAGACCTAGAAATATACCAAGCATTATTATTCTTTCTCTGTCGTTCAAAGGAACTACCTCGACCTAGAAAACCTTTCATGTCATTCGCTAATTCTTTATTCCCAACATATAAACTACCTGTTAATGCTTTATCAAAACCTGTAACTAATGAGTTCTTTATATACATCATTGTTTTCATAAGTTCTTTTTTTATATCTAAAGTACCTTCTTCATCTAGGTAAGAATATACAATGACAGACCCTAAGCTAAAAACAAAAGGATTTCTTACAGGTTTGTTTTCCATAAAGATATATCTGTCTATGTTTAATAACTCTTTAATTAGAGTAGGTGAAAGATCTTCTCTATGTGTTAGGAAAGCTTTTTCATTCTTAGTTAATCTTTGAGTTTGTTTTTTCTTAACTATTGCTACAAGTCTTTCATCAGCAGAATCTAACATTCTAACTCCCATCTAAGTATCTATATAGGTGAGTGAGATATAAAGATATTACTCTATTAGCATCTTTTTAATTTATTGTGTAGTATATATGTATATATAAATAAAAGAGGTGAATTATATGTCATTTTCATCAATAGCGATATCTGCTAGTGCTAAAGCAGGTATACAATCTAAAGAAGATGCTAATATCATTGAATTTGTAGAAGCCCCCTGGGGTCTAGGTATGACTTTATTCCCTGTTCAAAAAGTTATCCTTAAAGCACACTATGGTCTCGAACTCGATGATACTAATAAATTTAAAATCTCCGATTGGAGAAGAGAGAATTGGAAAGAAGTTACCGAGAAAGAATACCTTAAACATATTTATGACGAAGGTCGGTGTAATATAGGTGAAGTTATACCAGGTCATGAAAGAAGAGAAATGGTTCTTTCAATCGGTCGTAGATCTGGTAAATGTGTTCTAGGAGATACTCTTGTTTTAACAGATAAGGGTATTTACCGAATAGATGAATTAGGCGACCCTAATGGTGAAGAATATCAGCCATTAGAGATTACCATTGCACAAGAAGGTAAGAATAAAACATCTCAAAGTAAATTCTTTTATAATGGTGGTGTAAAACCTGTATTTAAATTTAAAACCCATTGTGGGTATAAGTTAGGGGGTACAGGAAATCATCGTGTTAAAGTATTATCTAAAGAAGGTAGTATAGAGTGGAAATACTTATCTGATCTTCAATTAGGTGATGTTGTTTGTATTCATAGGGACACTAACTTATGGAATACAAAAGATTTTGATTTGAAGCCCTATATTCCAAAAGATAGGGGAAGAAAAGAAATTGCCTTTCCTGAAGTATTAAACGAGGACTTAGCTTTATTGCTAGGTCTTTTAGTAGGAGATGGCAGTTGGACAAATACAGCATCTATAGCCTTGACAGTTGAAGACCCTGAGACAAGAGAATGTTGTCGAAATCTAATACATAAGATTTTTGGTGAGACCTCTTTTACTCTAGATAAAAGAACAAAAAACACAGGCAATCTAAGATACCATAGTGTTAAAGCAAGGGAGTTTTTAAATAATATAGGATGGAAAACTAATGTTACCTCTTATAATAAGACCACCCCTTTTTGTATTTTGCAATCAAGTAAAAATATAGTATGCTCTTATTTGAGGGGTCTTTTTGAAACAGATGGTGGGATGGAGGGAGAGAAGACTATTTCTTTTTCTACTGCAAGTGAAAGACTAGCTGAGGAAACTCAAATACTTTTATTAAATTTAGGCATTGTCTCAAGAGTGAGAGCTAAATTTCTTAAGAAGTATAATAGACATTACTATATTCTTAGTATTAGGGGTCTCAGATCAAGACAAATATTTGCCAATCTCGTAGGTTTTGTATCAAATAGAAAAATGACACCTTTACTTAAAGGCTTGGATGGTGTTGATAAAGAGGGTGGAGATACTGAGTCTATCCCTAATATGAGAGAAAAGATCAAAGATCTTTTATTATCTGTTCCTAAAAATGGAATGGGTAAAGGATGGAATAGATCAATAATAAGAGAAGTGATGGGTAATACAATAAAATCATCCTCTAGGAATGATTTAACATATTCTAGGCTTAATAGAATTTTAGAGTCTGCTGTTTCTTTAGGAGTATCGGAAGAGAAATTAGAACACCTTAGACATATTGAAAGTCTCAATTACTACTATGATCCTATTACTGAAATAACCACAGATACTCAACCTGTATATGATTTAAATGTTCCTGATGGCTCTATGTTTGTAGCAAATGGTATGACTAACCATAACACCACAATCTCTGCTTGTATCGCAGCATATGAGACCTATAAACTCATTAAGAAAACAGACCCCCAAGCATATTATGGTTTACCTGCAAGTAATAATATACAGATTATATCTGTCGCTACAGATAAAGACCAAGCAGGGTTGTTATATAATGAGGTGTCAGGTCACTTTAGAAATTGCTTTGCTTATGAAACAGAAGTAATTACCGATCAAGGTGTTAAGAAGATAGGAGATATTGCAGGGACAGAGCAAGTTCTCTTAACAAGAGATGGTAGTTTGGTTAAAGCACCTATACGATCTTTTGGCAAACAAAAGCTATATAAACTAACCCTTATGAGACAAGGGGATAGAATAAAAGAAATTTATACAACAGAAAACCATAGGTGGTTTATTCTATATAAGGGTGTATATATAGAGTGTTTAACTAAAGACTTAAAGACTAATGATGTATTAGAGTCTTATAAAGATATTTCATGGGTTGTAAAAGATATTGAAGAAACAGATAGATATGAAGAAGTGTATTGTGCGACTGTGGAAGGGCATGGCAATTTTACTTTAGAAGGGAATATAGTAACAGGGAATTGCGCCTTCTTTGGGCCCTATACAGCAAACAACACACAATCGTATGCTCGTTTCCAAACACCTAAAGATGTAGAAAGATATGGTAGGTATATAGAAGACCCAACAGCCAAAGCGACCTTAAAGGTCACCTTTAGAAGTTGTGTCGCTAAAGGGCTTCGTGGTGCAGGTAATATTTGCGTTATCATGGATGAGATCGCCCACTTTACCGAAACAGGTCAAAGTGGTGCTGAAGAAGTCTATAATGCTGTTGTTCCTTCTACTTCTGCTTACTCACCTAAAGACCCCACTGATCGTAGAATCCCTGTCGGTCCTGTGGAAGGTCGTGTTATCTCTATTTCTTCACCTTTAGGTAAACAAGGTCTATTCTATAAGTTATTTAATATCGGTATGCAAGGTGGTAAGGCTTCAAGTAATATGTTATGTGTACAAGCACCTACATGGGAAGTAAACCCCACTGTTCCTGCAACCGAATTTGAAAAACACTATTTAAAAAACCCTACAGTATTCTTTACAGAATATGGTGGTGAATTTACAGATAGAACTCGTGGGTGGTTAGAAGATAGTAAAGATTTATATGCTTGTGTAAATCCTAAGAGAGTAGTTCAAGAGAGAGGAACTCCTAGAAAACCATATTTTATGGGTATAGACTTAGCTTTAGTAGGTGACGGTACTGCTGTTGCTATTGGTCATGTGGAAGATGATAAGATCGTATTAGATAAGATAGATATGATTAAAGCAGGTGAAGGTAAATTTAGAGATAAAGAGAGATTAGATTTTGATGATGTAGCTGATTGGGTATTAGACTATACAAAGAAGTTTTATATAACTGAAGGCATATTCGACCAATGGGCAGGTATACCATTTGAACAAGCCTTAGCTAAAAGAGGGTTAAGTCAAATGAAAACAGTAAATATGACAAAGCAATTAACAAGTCAGATGTTTCAAAACTTTAAAGATATGATGTGGGATGAGAGATTGGACTTGTATGATAAACCTAATCCTGATGTTAATGGACATGAAGCATATTTAGAAGAATTGTTGGAACTACAACAGACAGTACATAGTAAGAACTTAATAACAGTAGAAGCACCGCAAGCAGATGGTAAGCATGACGATATGAGTGATGCTTTAGTGAGAATGATATGGATAGCGAGTCAAAATATGGGAAGTAAACAAAAGACCATATATACAGCAGGTGGGGGTGGAGGTATGTATAGTCCTAGAAGAGGGGGAGAAATATATTTTGGGAGAACCTCTAATCCTGTGTCATCGGTGGGAAGAATAGCACCTAAGATACAAACGAGGGGAGGGAGTTTAAGAGAGAGTATATTAGGTAAGGGAGGATTTGGGAGGGGTAGATAATTTATCTATTTATTTAGAGTAGATATAACCATAGAAGGAGAAAAGAAGAATGAAACCAAGAGAA